GTCGCTGTCACGCTCCCTGCACAAAAACACCGCCCCCCCCGTTGCCTCACCTGCTGAACAGCCTCACAGCGTCCCTGACGCTCTCATATGCGATGCGTAGCTTCGGCCAACGCCATGCGTTGTAATTCGACTCAGCACGTGCCAGCCGTGCGTGTGCAAGCGATACGCTCTCACCTCTACGCTTATAGGACGCAACCACATCATCGTGATTGCGTGTCAGCCACACGAGCGTTGGCCTGTATGGCTCAAGGTGCGGCACCCAGCGGTCCAGGTGCTCGCACATGCGGGGATCTTTGATCACCCACGGTTCACCGAGTGCAGCCAACACATCGCTGCATCTACCCCACTCTTTTCGTTGGTTGACCTCACGCACACTCACGCTCTCGCTGTACTCTTCGTCAGCATCGGCCAAGTGCCAGCCTAGCTTGCCAACCATCCCACACACCACACTCGATCCAGTGTGGCCAATCGTGAGCAGGACGATGTTCGGACGATTGCGTAACTGATCGATCGCTGCCTGCTTCACATCCATCTGCTCGGTTGCTGGCGTAAGGCGTGCGGCATGTCCAGGCGATTGGCTCATTCGCCATTTCCTCATCAGGTGGCGGTGATAGGTCATCCGCTCACGCATCGGCTTGTAATCGTTCGGTTTTTCTGGCAAGTGTCCGACAACCACGTTTGCCAACTCGACCACGCGATGTCCGTTTTCGTGCCAATCGAGAAAACGGTCCATGTGCTCGCCGACAATCTTGAAATGGGGATCGGCTGGGTTGTCTGCTAGAAACTCGCGGCGTGTGGCAAAGAAGTTCCACCCGAGATGCACCTGCCGATGCCAAATGTCGCCCTTTCGCTCAAACGATCCTGGTGGGTCGATGCTGAGCTTTCGCTTTTCGCCAACAGGTTCCCACCGGAACATCCCGTGCCAATTCTTCTGGTTCAGTCCGTCGATTCGTACCTGTCCGCAAGCCACATCGATCGATGGGTCGAGCTTCATCAGCTCAACCATCTTGTGAACCTTCGTTTCATAGGTAAACACAAAATCGTCGTCACACTGAATCACAAACGGAGCGGTTGCTTTTGTTGCGACGAAGTTGCGTGATGCAGGCAATCCGTAGTCGTACTCAAGCTGCCACCAATGCACGCCTGGCGTTTGCAGAACCCGCTGCATCGGTTCCGGCAACTCGTCCGGCATCTTGGTCCACGAATCGTCGGCAATCAGAATTTCGACGGTCGGATACCATCGCTTGACGCTCTTGACGAGCCGTTCCAGGCAATTCCAACGCAGGAACGATTTCACAAGCACCTGAAACGGTTCTTTTGACGCCATCGGTCGATGCCACTCGGCAAGGATGGTCGGACCGCTCGGCTGTTGCTTTGTGAACTCTTCCAGCGATGGGAACCGCTGGGGATTGGCAAAACAGCCCTCGCCTTTGCGGTGGTAATATCCGATGTCACACGGCTTGGTCGGTGACAGCGAACAGCCGCCGTTGCAACCAGGCCTTTGAACCCAATGCGGGCACGTGTTGTTGCAGACGCTGTGAACGGACCTGATCCACCGACCCCTGGGCGACAATTCCGGCACCGTGTAATCGGCATCACCATCGCAATGGATCTCATTACCACAGCAAACATACGTCCGCGGCCGGTCCGAACTGTATCCTTTGCCGCAGACTGGGCAGGTTAGTACGTCCAATCCACATCTCCCGCACTAATTGTTCCGCCGTTCTTAACTGTGTTAACGGCGATCTCGGATTCGGTCGTTCCATCCGTCCCGAGTCCGCTTGCACCGCTGAAATACTGGAGCCTGACGATGGCGATTGGCTTGGGGTACGGTGTTCCGGCAGACGGCTCGGGCTGTCGGTAGTAAAACCTGCCTCGCACGTACTCATCCAGTGACGACCGAAACTGCCCCTTTAAGTAGTAAAACACTTCCGTGCTGGTAAGCGTCTCGGTGCCAGACGGAAAAGCCACGTCGTAGGTTTCGGTGGTGCTTTTGAAGTTTTCGACGTACTCAGCGTCACCCCAGTCAATCCATCGCTCGCCGTCTGGTATTGTTGTGCCTGGTGCAACCGTCCTTGCGTTTTGAATCAGGTATCCGGTCAGTGTTGCCGAGTCTTTGTAAAAGTCGGTCCAAGTATCCAGGCAGTAATCCTTTGATCCGTCAGTAGGGTCGCTACCGTCCTTGATGGTCCCGTTGTCGGCCTCAGCTTCTAAGTATTGTCGGCATGTGAAACCAACGTCTGTTTGCCTGTCGTCGTAGCACTTGATCCGAACCTCGTCGATCCCGTCGCTGTTAAAGTCGAAATCGTGGGTTGATGAACTGCTTGAATAGGTCGGACCTGTCCAGCTAAGCCCTGGAAACCAGAACTCGTTGGTTCCGGTGCTGTCGATTTCGTAGCGGTCGGTTAGCTTCGACCCATCGAAATCAAGGATTGCCTCGAAGATTCGATGCACCTTTGGCAGCATCGGTGCCCAAGGGCATTCAGAAAGCGATCCATACAGCGGGTACGATGTTGTGCTGTCCTTGATCGTAAAGTTGTAGAAACTGCCAGTCCCCGAAATGGTGAAGCTGCCAGACGGATTTGACGAGCGGTCATACGTCAGCATCACGCCAACGTCTTCCTCTGTGTACGACGTTCCGTAATCAACTTCTCCCATCACAGAGATGTAGGTGTGGGTTGGCGTCGCGCGAATCTGCACTTCAACGGTCGTGTTTGTCGCTTCCGAGTCTTGACGGATGTCTGCGGAAACGGCGTCGGCTGTAACCGTCCCTGCGGCGGTGTCGATGCCAAACACCTTGCCGTCGATCGTCACATCAAGGTCGCCAGTGGCGAAGAACTGCAACACGTAAGACTCGACCGCAAGTGTTGCCCCCGGCGTGATGGTCCCCGAGAGGTCCAGCCAATCGTTGCCGCCGCTGGGGTTGCTGGCCAGTGTCCCGCTGTCAACGGTCCAGTCCGACGTGGTGAAAAGCTCCACATCCGTCTTGCAACCACCACAACACCCGCACCCCGCCTGGTTCTTTCGTGGCATTACGCACACTCTTCCCAGTTAGCGACGTACAGATTGTAAATCCGAACCGCCTGAATGTAGACGCTGCCGCTCACTGCCTCGGTTGCCATGTTGAATACGGTGTCCGTTAGCTGCGTGCCGCCTGCGTCCGTCAATGCGGTCAGCGTGGCGTCGGTGCCATCAAATGCCAAGTAATACGCATCACACGTCGCCTTTCCCAGCGTCGTTCCCGATCGTGCTGGAATCCCACCCGATGGCGTTTGAAATAAGAAAATATCCGTCGCACGCTGCCCAAGATCACCCGATTGCCCCGGCATCGTCTGTGCGAACTGCTTCAGACGTGTGGCAATGTTTCGGTCTTTGAAATAGAACGCACCCATCGCCTACGCCTGCAAGAATGCGGAAAAGTCCGTGTCGTCGTAGACCTGGTAATACTCATAATCAGGCAGCGTCCCGGTCGTCTTTCGGGTGCCATCCGACTGCACTCGCGTCAGCGTGGCCGCCTGCTGGTCGCCATCAAAATTCCACACGTAGTCTCCGCTGCCGTTCTTATACTTGTAATCATACAATGCTCGGCTCACCTTCCATCCGATGTCCGTTCCAGCTGCATCGGTGCGTGGCGAATGTTTGAGCGTGTACGTGACCAGTGCTGCCGTCGTCGCACCACCAGACAACTGTACCTGAACCGTTGACGCCTCAACGTCTTCGATCAACCACGTCCCCGCGGGTTGACTGCGATAGGTGGCGTCATTCGTTTTGAACTTTCGAGCAAGCATCTGCTCGTAAGTGATCGACGATTCGTACTGCGTCAGCTTGACGGTCAGTGTCGGGATGCGTTCCATGACCGGATCGCTGAAGAACGCACCAGACGGAAGCCGAATGGCCTTTGGCGTTGACGATTTGTCCTCGTACAACACCTGCTCAAACTCTTCCAGGTCGGCCTCTTCGGATGTCCCGAGGTCGGTCAGTGCCGCAGGCGGTGCGATCGGCTCATTGTCGTCCTGGTTTTGGTTTCGGTTAAACGATTTGTACTGAGCCTTCACCGTCCACTTGGCGACCGCGCTTGGGTCTTGCGATGCAGACAGGTTGCGGCAAATCGCAAACGGGATCACCTTGGACGCAAAGTAATAAACCGACCGATTGACCACCGGCAGGCCGCTTGCGGTGATCACATCATACGGCGACACCGCGGCGATGTCGTCGGAGGCGTTTGTCCCGACGATCACCTGATACTCGTTCTGCCAAGACACTGAAACGTTGTCCTGTGACGATTGGAACCCGATGGTGCGGTTGGTCCGCATCTCCTCAACATTAAAGGTGTAAGCCATTAGACTGCCTCACCCGTCTGGAACGCTTCGGCAAGACCCCTAAAACCATCTGTCATTGCGTCGGCAAACTCATTGACGCCAGTTGCAATTTGCGACAGCTTGCCGGTTTGCTTGCGTCTTTCGGCCATTTCTTTGTTGAACACGTCGTTCTGAGCCTTTCGCAAAAGCTCGTACTCTTCACGGCTGCCACGTGTGGCGGTTGAAGGCATCTCCACCTTGATTGGTTTTTGCGACTGCCTTTGTTGGGTCAACGCTGATCCCATTTGCAGCAATTCTCGGAAAGGTTGCAAAAACTGTCCTATTCCAGTAGATGCTTCCGTTGGCTTCATTGCCTGTTCAAAATCTTGCCTTGATTTTTCGATGTTCTGATCCAGCTTGTTGAAAAAGTTATCAACAGAAGTCGACGGCAGTGGTTTGTCCCATGCAGCATCGGCCTCCTTTCTTGCCCTGCGTGCCGCGGCCTCCATCTCGTCTGCAAATGCACTAGTAAATTCGAGCGGTGCAGTTTCAACACCTGGGATCTTGTTTAATACGTCTGCTATAGTCTGGGAAAGGTTTTGCACCTGTCTTGCCATCCAGGCAAAGAACTCGGAAACATACGCTCGCACCGACTTAAACACGCGAATCCAGATGTCGATTCCGTTCTGAACAAAACCTACAGCCTTTCCGATATTTCTAAGCACGCCGCTAATTTGCTTTCCACTGATTTCCGTGTTTGTCCCCCAGTCAACAAGCGTGTTTGACAGCCCTTCAACAACAGGGGCTAAAGCAATGGCGATCTTGTTCTGCACACCCTCTATCACCAGCCCCATTCGTGCAAACGCGTCGTTCGCCTTCTCGATTTGTGCCGCGTCGAATCGATTGACAGCGTACCCCAGCCTTTCAGCAGCCTCTTCGTACGCCGTCAAGCCATCGCTGCCGATCTTCAGCGTGTTGACCAACGCCGCACCCTCAGAATCAAACAGCTTGAATGCCAAACGCAGCCTATCAGACTGATTGCCAACGCCGCTCATGGCGTCAGCGATCGCCTTAAACTGTTCGTCGGGTGACATGCGAGCAAGTGTCGCGGCAGTGAGACCTAATTCAGCGATTGCGCCCTGTGCTTCGCCTGTGCCCTGTGCCGCCTCACTGACCCTACGAACCATCCGCTGCAACGCCATGTCAAGCGTGCTTGTCGCAACCCCGGTCTCTGCGGCTGCAAATCGCAACGCACCCAACTTATCTGTGGCAATTCCCAGCTTGTCAGCGGTCTTTGCTAACTGGTCGATCCGATCGAACGTCTCACGCATCTTGCCAGTAAACGCCGACGCAACTCGCAATCCAGCGAACGCAACACCAAGTGCAGCAATTGATTTGCGGAGTCGTGAAGCCGCTGAATCGGTTTCTTTGTACTTTTGCTTGATTGCTTGCTGAGCTTTCTTGTATTGCTGGCGACTAATCGCACCCGTTCTGTAAACCCGATTTAGGCTCTCTGTCGCCTGCCTAGCCTTATCCGTCGCACTCGCCGTCTGACCCATGATGCGGTTGATTCGCGTCACGTCACTACGTACCGCATTGACCGCCTTGCTCACCCCATCGGTGTTGGCGTTGATGCGAAGCGTCAGTGCGTTCAGGCTTGTCATCGAATCAACCTCTTATCCGCAGTCGGCACGCTGCTTTTGACGATCGAGTGGAAGGCATCCATGCCCATGCCTCGGGTGCGTTTGGCAGGCTTTGCAGTGTCAATCCAATCGCTCGGCATAAAGTCTTTCATCTCGCTCGATTCCAACTGTTGTCCGTGGGATGCCGCCATCATCGACAGCACCGAAGTCAACAGAGTGTTTGTTGACGCCGACCGGTGCATTTCGGCTCCCCACGGCTCCAGCCGGTAAAACGCTTTCCACAGTGCCAACTGGCGTTCGGTTGCCGTATCCAACCATGCTTCGGGGTCATCGTGTCCGATGGCCAAGCACAGCCGACACGCCAACATCAACCGCCAGTTTTTCTTGAGTTTCCCACCATGCCCTTGACGGGCGTGTCGTTCAGTTCTTGGATCGCATCCAGCAAGACCGTCGTATCGCCTGCGTCAACGTCCTGCCACACCTCCCAATCCTCCGGCGTCAGGATTGGCTTTTTGTGCTCATCGACAATCGATCGGCACAGCAAGTCACCCTTCTGCCGCGGCAGGTTGCCTAAGTCCACCTCGCCTTTCTTGTTCGCAAGCAGGATGTCGTTTTCACCCTTCTCACGGAGCGTCAACGATTGGATGGTGTAGGTGTCTCCACTCGGCACCGTCACTTCCGTGTAGCGTCGGCTCGGCTTCTTCAGCTTTGCCAACAGTTCGTCACGATTCATCTTCGTCCTCGTCGTCGTCTTCCTCGTCGTCCACCTCGATTCGCTGAGGCGGCTGTCCAATTGCGAATCCTTCACCCTTCTCGGCTTCAACCAAACGCTTGATCGCCATCAAATCCTCAGGCGGAAATCGGCGAATCAGGTTGATCGTCTTGGCAGGCTTGTAAAACACATAGCCCACCTGACGCATCGACCCGTCGTCATCATTCGCCAAAAGTTGTTGATGGTCGTCGTAATAAACAAGCTCCTGCTTGCCGTCGACCATCATGAACCCGCACACTTTGTCGTGGAACTCAATCTGCGTGATCATCAAGTCGCTGCGGTATAGGTGGGTCCGGTCGAGCCGTTGAACTTGATTTTTGCCGTTCCGACTTGCAGGCCGTTGACCTCGAAATCGGGATACTTGACCGACGTGCAGAATCCGGTCCCCGTCAGGTCCGCCGCGGTCGAGTTGGCACCGATCGGCCAAGTCAACACAACCGACGCAGCAGCCGCCGTGATGTCCGGTCCGCCGCTGGTGTCATCCCAGTTGAACGTGACCTCCAGTTCGGAAATGTCCGACAGGTCCGCTGGGATGTAGGTCATGTGATCGCCGCTGGTTCCAAGCGTCGTCGTGTCGATCGCTTCCCTGGTAAATTCGGGTCCGGTAATCGACACAATCTCACCGACGAACGCACTGCCGCCAAACGTCAGCGTCGCCCCGGTTCCGGTATTTACAGCCATCGGTTAAGTCTCCACATAGTGAAAGGCATAGTCCACAGACACGCCATAACGAAACTCATGGGTGCCATCTGAGGGTTGTTCGGCGAAGTAAAACGCTCCGCTGTCAATTTCGACACTGCGAACGTCCACGCCGTAAGCATCACCGGACCAAGTGCGAATGCCGGAGTTGCGAACCGCCTCGGCCAGCGTGTTTGCCGCTGCTCGCGTGTCCGCAAAGCACTCGATCGTTACACGGCTGCGAGCTATGCCCGCGTTCGGTCCAGTGATGTCGTGGTAATGGGTTGTGTCGATAACTCGGTAAACGATCGCTGGCAGCGATTCGCCTTGTGCAAGCTGATCGGGAATGATGCGTGAACCGACCGACGCCAGCACCGTTGCATCGGCGAGCAGTAATGCACGCAGCGATTCGCCAAGATCAGCCACGGTCTAGCTTCCTCTGAATCGCAAGTTTTTCGACCTGCTTCTCAACTTCTTTTCTTACACCCCCGACAAAAGCCTGAGCCGCTTTGTTGCGAGTCTGGTCGATAGACCGCTTTAGAATGTCTAGCTTTTGCCGAACGCCGTTTGTTGACTTTCCCCAGAGCACAACCTTTCGCGTCTTTCCTTTTCCTTCAACGATAAAATGTGCCTTGTTTCCTTTAGGCCAGCGGTAGCCGACAAAACCAATCGCTGGGCCGCCTCTGGCACGCCACACCTTTACGGCGGTCGTTTTCCACAGCGGCATTTCGCCCTGACGTTTCCGCTTGGTGGAATCGCTCCACCTTTTTGTTGTACCGGTCTTATTGCTCCGTGGAGTCAGTTCCTTTAGTCGCTTCTGAACCACTTTTGCGGCGGGTCGCAATCCCTTCTCAAATGCCGCTGCCTGCATTGCATTAGGTAGCTGTTGCAGCATCGCGTTAATTTGTTTTGCGTCGCCGTCGACCTTTGTGCTCATCATGTCGTCGCCCTCGCAAACAGTTCCAAATATCGCCGCCCGCCGTCAACACGCTGTGCCCGAGTGATGCCATACGTCGTCGAATCAAACACCACACGCAACTGCGTGTTTTCAATTGCCGAACGCCAACGCACCACAAACACGGCAACGATGTCTTCTTGCAACTGCTGACCGCGGTACGTCTGGCCGCCACCGGTTTGCGTAAATCGCGCCGGTTCGTTGGTGTACAGGTCCGACCATGTACTGACCGCTTGCCCGCTGTCGTTCCGGGTATCCGTTTTCTGTTGAATGGTGATCCGCTCCCGCATCGCACCGACACGGAACCTCTTGCCAGGTCGCCAGGTCATGGGTAGCTACTCCGCATCAACCGGCGAATCAACAATTCGTATGCTGCATCCATTTGCTGCACGGTCGCCATCGACATCATGTCTCGGTCTTCAAACCACTTCGCCACTTGCAACAAAATCGCCTGACGCAGCAGTCGCGGCACCGCCGCCTGCGACGCATAGCCCGCGACGAATGTGATCACCACCGCATCGTTTTGCTTCTCAATCGACGGCCACTCCTGATCGTATTGCAACACCAGCCGACGCTTTTGCCTGTCCAGGTCCGCCACCGAATTGGCAAGCGTTTCTGTGGTCGCCCCATCCTGGTAACTGACAGAAGTCAGCGACGTGACCGGCTGCCGCGGCAACTCGATCGCCGAACCGTCATGCGGAAAGTCGTCCAAGATGTACTCAAACGTCTGACTGACACACGCATACTGTGTGTCATGTTCGACTTGCTCACGTGCGGCAATGATCAGGTCCGCAAGTTGGTCATCGTGATCGTTCAGACTCGATGGAATCTCCAACTGCTTTTTTGCGTCCGCGACGCTTACCGGTTCCGCTGCTGGTGCGGCGGTTCTCAGCAGTCGACCGCGAATCGGGGCGTTCGTGTGAGTCGCCATATTTGGCAAGCCCTTGCATTCGGTGAACCATCAAATCAGCAACACCATCGCTGACATCCAGGGAGTGACCGGCTGGAAATCGCCGCCACTCCCGATTCAACACAACGATCATTTAGACACGCAGAACCGTTTCGGCCCCCATCTCTGCCTCGGTGCCGCCATAGACGGCACCCTTGGTCAAGATGGCAACCGCACTGCCGTAGGTGCCGGTTGACCCATTGCCAGCGGTGGCAACCAAGTCGAGAAACCGCTTGCGACCTCTCAAATCAACCTGAAAGACGATCAACTTGTTGTCGTCGGTGGCACTTGGCAACGCAGCGGCATCCCCGTCAATTGCCGTGTCACCATCCATGTCCAGGCCAGTGATGTCGGCAAAGCCGGTTCCGGTCGTGTCCGACTCCTGAACCTTCAAAGCCGCCATCGCAATGTCGGTT